AACATATACTAACACTATCGCAACACACACAGGAGAAGATTGTGACTAAGTGGATTGTTATTTTGGCAATTGTTATTTTGGCACCTACATTTGTTGTTAATGTTTTTTCAAATGGTGTAAACTTTGTAAGCACCCAAGGTAAAGCATTGGTGTCAGAGATAGCAAAGGAAGCAACTAAAACCGTTCAGGAGTCGTCAAAATGAAAACATTGATTGCTGTTATTTTGGCTGCTACTGTTTCTGCTTGTAGTACATCAGCAGGTTTGGTCAAAGGACTAGGCGAAGATATTAAAGCCGGTACTGACTGGACTGCTTCTAAAATCAAATCCAATTGAGGACTAAAATGAAAAAGACACTATTACTTCTACCCGTTATTGTTGCTCTAACTGCTTGCGGTACTACCGATCCTTATCTAAAACGAGCAGAAGCAGAGCGCGAACGTCAAGCCGACGCACAACAAAAGGTTCTGGACAAGACCCCTGACTGGTATAACAAAGTACCAACTAGCGCCAGTGCTGTTTATGAAAGCGGTTTTGGTAGTTCGTTTAACATGGCAGATGCTGATGCTTACGCCAAGACAGATGCTTACGGCAAACTGTGTATGGCGGCAGGCGGCAAAACTAGTCAACAAACAAAAGTCTACTCAACCGAAGGCGAAAATAGTCGCACTCAAGTAAATGAACGTGCCACTAAGAGCTTTTGCCCAAATGTTGATTTGACTGGTGTTGAGCAAAAAGAAATTAAGCGTATCCAGGCAGGTAATAAGATTCACACCTATGTATTGGTTGTACTGCCTACAGGCGATGCTAACGTCCTACGCAAGGCCAAAGAAGCACACGCAGAACGTGAGCTGGCTTTGAAACGTGCTCCTGAAGCATTTAAAGAATTGGAGCGTAATCAATGATTAGACTTTGGATCGTTTTTATTATCTTTGCCGTCTTGATTCACTTTGGCATTACTGCCTGGAGAAACATGGAAGGTAAGGAAAAATGGACCTTGACGAAGTCCATCACTTACAGTATAATTGTTTCGCTGTTAGCACTAACTGTGATGACTGCAATAGTAATCGTTTTTTAAAGGATTTATATGATTAACGATTTTTGGTTGAGGCCTTTGTATTTTGTACTAGGCTTTGTGGTTTGCTTCTTTCTTATGGTAAAAGGATTTATTTAAAATGAAACGTCTTGTAACTCTTGGTATTCTAGCTGGCGCTGTTTTGATGACTGGCTGTACTCGTATCGAAACCGGTGAAGTTGGTGTTCGTGTTGGCTTTGATAAACAGGTACAGCAAGGTGAATTGCTACCTGGTAGTTTTAATCAAGTTATTATCGGAGATGTTCTTACATTCCCAATCAAAGACGTTAACGTCAAATTGGAGGACATGACTCCTGTTGCTAAAGATAATAGCACAATGAAAGAACTTGATGCTGTAGTTATCTATAACATTAACCAGGCACAGGTTGCTGAACTTTATAGTCAAAAGAGTCAGGCATTCCATGCTCGGAACAACGGTGACATTTATCTGATGTACAACTACATTGTTCAAACTACTCGTAACGCTATCTACAAAGAAGCTCGTAAGTACGAAGCACTGGACATGGCAGACAATCGTCAGGCGATGGAACAAGCAATTAAAGAAACTATTCAAAAGTCATTGGCTGAAGAAAAGCTAGACGGCAGTTTGGTTATTGGTCAGGTCCTTATTCGTAATATTGTGCCGGCCGACTCTGTTGTAGCATCAGCTAACGATTTGGTTAAGGCTAAAAACGAACTCAAGCAAAAGGAAGTCGAAGTTAAGACTGCCGAAGCAGAAGCTCGTCGTATTGCAGCTTTGAATACCAATGCCAGTGCTATTCAATATATGGATGCACAAGCTCGTATGAAACAAGCCGATGCAGCATTGAGAGTGGCAGATGCTATTGCTAGTTTCAAAGGTCAAACTTTGGTAATTGGCGCAGGCGCTAATGTCAATGTAGGCAAGTAATGAAATTGTTCGAAAGAACAGGCGGACACTGGATATTTTATATCAGTGTCGCCTACTTTGTAGTAGGAATGTTCAGCATTTACAACGGTGCAGATCTTACGTGGGCAGGACCGTTGTATATTTTCTTTCTATCAATGCCCTTTTGGTTTCCCCCTTTAGGGCGTTCCATTAACCTAGATGTAACCTGGGATCAAAAGATGTTCAATTTTTTCAGACAAAAGCCTGCTAAAGAATTCGCAGACGAAGCAAGTAATGTCTACAACCTTCCAAAGCCAAAAGCAGTACCTCCTATGCCTGAAGTAACGCCTCCTAAAAAGGAAGATCCTGCTAAGATTTTCTATCGCTTGGGTCTAACCGATAATAACCGAGTTGCGTTTAGTATGGGTTACAGTGAAATACTAATGACACATGCAGGTTGTCAACAAATGATTGACCAACTTACATTCTTCCAAAGTCAGTTATATGACGACGATGGACCCAATGACGATCCAGACGGCGGGTTGCCGTTACCAGAAGAAGTTGAACATAAAAAGGTTGCATGATGAGCGGACGAGGTTTTATAATGCAAGAACCCGACTCAGCTTGTGAGCTGTGCGGTAAAATAGACGAGTGCAGACCATACGGTCCAAACGATGAACAAATATGTTTTGACTGTGCTATGGCTACACCAGAGTCTAAAGCTATTGCTGAAAAGAAGTTAGCAAAGTATATTTTTGGAGAAGAAGAATAATGCCACGTTTGGTACCAACTATTATTGAAAAAGAAGCACAAGGGGAACGAGCATACGACATTTACAGTCGTTTGCTCAAGGATCGTATTGTAATGCTAGACTCGGATGTTGACGAGCATATGGCTAGTCTGATCGTAGCCCAACTACTATTCCTAGAGAGTCAAGGTAATGAAGACATTAATTTCTTCATTAACAGCCCCGGTGGTAGTGTAACTGCTGGACTGGCTATCTATGACACCATGCAGTTTATCAAACCAAAGGTTGCAACCTATGTTATTGGGCAAGCTGCAAGTATGGGCTCGTTCCTGGCACAAGCAGGCGAACCAGGCAAGCGATTTGTCTTGCCTGAAAGCCGCACAATGATTCACCGTGTTAGTTCAGGTACGCCTAGCACACGCGGTAGTATCCACGTACAGGAACTGGAATTTGAAGACGCAAAACGACACTTTGAAGAGTCAAAAAGACTGAACAAGCGTCTTACCGAACTGTATGTCAAGCACAATACCAAAGGCAAAACTTACCAAGAACTGTTTGAAACCATGAAGTTTGATACATTTTTGAGTGCTCAAGAAGCTGTAGAATACGGTTTTGCGGATCAAGTGATTGCCAAGCGGCCTTGAGTTCTTTTGGATTTTCTGTTAAAGTATAAATATACGCAGATAATCCAAAGGGCCCAATCGTGAAACGTCTAGAAGACTTTACCGCGCAAGATCGCATTGACGTAAAATTACTCGAAAATCATACACATTTTTTAGTAGGCGAGATTAGCGAAGATAATGTAAATGAGTGTATTAAGTGGATAACTTACGAAAATCTAGATTCGAAAGATAAAGTCCTGACTCTGTACATCAATTCGACAGGCGGAGACTTGTATCAAGCCTTTGCCCTAATCGATGTCATGAACAGCTCAACCCATTCAATACGGGTAATTGGTATTGGCGCTGTAATGAGCGCAGCGTTCCTTATATTTGCCAGCGGCACCAAAGGTGAACGATTTGCTGCTCAAAATACCAGTTTCATGTGCCATCAATTTTCCGCAGGTGTCGAAGCAAAGTATCACGACATCAAAGCTGAAATGAAAGAAAATGAATCGCTCAACGCTAAAATGGTTCAAATTCTAAAAGATGCTACTGGTCTAATTCCATCAAAAATCAAAACCAAATTATTGCCAGCATCTGATGTCTACTTAACTGCTCAAGAAGTTGTAGAATTTGGTGTTGCTGATTACATACTAGGCGAAGAAGAAGAGTAATATAGGTTGACTTTGTATCTTAACGACTGTATAATACAAGTATTATAGATAATCGTTTGGAGTTAAAATGAGCGACCCGTGCCAGTATGTTATTTCTAGTTTGGAAAATCACCCTAGCCGTTTAAACAAAGAAGCCATTATTTTGGCACAAGCAGAAGCAGGTAATGACGAATTCTTTGAAGGTTGCCAACTCGCATTAGATTCAATGATTACGTTTGGACTTAAACAAATACCGGAGAAGAAAGATGAAGATGGCCCTGGGCTTAGTTGGAATGATTTTATTGTGCTCGTTAGCGGTCTACGTGATCGTCACCTCACCGGCAATGATGCCCGTGATGCCGTCGCTGAGGTAATAAAACAATCTACTAAATCACAATGGAACGGGTGGTATCGTCGCATCCTTATCAAAGATTTGCGTTGCGGTGTCAGCGAAAAAACAATCAATAAAGTGGTGGAGAAAGATTATGCGGACTATATTATTCCTGTGTTTAGTTGCCAACTTGCTCATGACAGCGCAAATCATGAATCCAAAGTTTCAGGTAAAAAATATATTGAAGTCAAACTCGATGGAGTTCGTGTTCTTGCTATTGTGCGTACAAATGGGCATGTTAGTCTTTTTAGCAGGAACGGTAAGTCATTGGATAACTTCCCCCACATAGAAGAACAGATTAGTGCCGTTGTAAAAAAGGATCCTCCTAAATACGACCTTGTGCTAGACGGTGAAGTTATGTCTAGTAGTTTCCAAGACCTTATGAAGCAAGTACATCGTAAAAGCGATGTTGAAGCGCAGGATGCTGTTTTACACTTGTTTGACATGTGTCCGTTGGATAAGTTCCAAGAAGGCAAGTGGGACAAGGATCAAGAAACTCGTAGTCTGTATGTCTATGAGTGGCACAAGAAACACAAGGCAGATTTACCTAACGTTGCAGTTGTTGGTCATGAACTAGTTGACCTCAACACAGACGAAGGCAAGAAACGTTTTAAAGAAATTAATCAATTCGCCATTGACGGCGGATATGAAGGCATTATGATTAAAGATCCTAATGCACCTTACGAATGTAAGCGTACAGCAAGTTGGCTCAAACTCAAGCCGTTTATTGAAGTATCGCTTGGTGTTGTTGCTGTTGAAGAGGGCACAGGCAAGAACGTTGGTAAACTAGGTGCTCTAGTATGCGAAGGTGAAGATGATAATAGATCAATTCGAGTCAACTGCGGTTCTGGGTTTACTGATTCTGACCGCGACACTTTTTGGAATAGTCGTGAAACCCTTATTGGGCAAATTGTGGAAGTCCGTGCTGACGCTATCACGCAAAACCAGGATGGAAGTTTCTCTTTACGCTTTCCGCGCTTCCTACATTTTAGAGGGTTTGACAATGGCGAGAAAATTTGATATACGCCGATCCATGCACAAAGACATGTTGTATGGATCGTTACTTGAACTTAGTCAAAACGCTCGTGTTTGGCACGAAAGCTCTGTAAGTCCAGAATACAGTCACTTGACAGAAGATGGAAAAGCCGCTATTATACATGTTGTTGAAGAACTGTTTAGAGGTCTTCAAACCATTCACAAACAAGAAGTCAACGAAGAAGCTAAACGGCAGACGATGG